AGAAAATATTCAAAAAAAAAAAAAATTAGTGAATTAAAATTAGTCAATTACCCACCTACGTTTTACCATGGTGGTATCCATCTCCCTAAACAAAATTTAGAATTTAGCTATCTTTTTGGGTTTTTATAAATATGCTTATTAATGTAGTTCCTTCCGCCGATTATGACTTGGGCTATATAATTAATGTTCCTTATCCTGTCCGTTTACTTAAAAGTGTTCGAGCCACTCATCATACATTGAATCATATGGTATTGTCCATAGGATTTGTCCGTATTCACGAGCGACTCTGTTGTATCGCTTAGCGAGGTTCTCATAATATTTCTTTCCATGGTGGAAAGCAAACTTGAATGCCTCCTTCACGTGTACTGCCATCGTTTCCTCCTCTAACTCATTCTCTGATGGTCGGATCCAGTTGAAGAGTTCCTGAATTGTCTCCTCATCAATTGCTGCAAAGTATCTAAACTGAGCATCCTTGATGGGAACACATTTCAAGAAATCTGCCTCTCCTGGTTTCAACCATTTCATCTCTGGGTTTTTCTTGGGGTCTGTCAATGTGCACCCTATTGTATCAAACCAACCACGTTGTACTGTGGTCGGATTATACCAATCTGTTATATATGGGACGGGTGCTAATGTTGCGTCGTCTCCCATAAATGCTGCTGCTACGTCTCTAAAGAAATCATCTGCTGTTGCTCTAACTCCGGCTTTCGCAGCCAGGTCTAGGTAAACCATACCTTCGGCCTGGACATGTGAAATCGAGTTAATCTCTATTGTTCCTTTATCTCCTGATGCTTCGCCATCATAGGCCTCATATACAATGTTTCCATTAATATGAATTCTCTGAGTGCAAGCATATGCGTTGCGTTGTCTTGTTTTGTAGAGATCTACATCACCAGTCAGAATAAATTCTGACTGGGATAAAACCTCCCATGCTGAATGTATTAGCACTGCTCTCATTGCCTTTCCATCCCACTGTTCTACATCATAATTTATTCGTTGTGATGCATTCTTATTGTTAAGTTCCATCTGTATATCAGACATACCTGTTCCAAATATATCGAGCCCTAATGCATGTTGCATATCGAGCCCCATCTGCTTGTAATAAGATAATAATCTGCCATACAACA